CTAAAGAATTGCGTAAAATTATTTCTGATTTCGAATTGTTCGGAGAGGCTTCTTTTCAAGTTATAAAGGCAAAAGACAAAAAAAGTTTGGGAGCTATTTATCATATTCCTAAACAACAAGTTGTACCGTGTTTGGAAAATGAGGAGGGATTAATCGAGGGTTACTGGCATTCTAAAGATTGGAGTAATCCACAAAAATACACACCTACTTATTATCCTGCTTTCGGAACTTCAAAAGAAGATATAGAAATATATTGTATTAAACCATACAAAGCAGGTAAAAACTATTTTTCCGACCCTGATTATTTAAGCGCTTTGCCTTACGCTGAAATGGAGGAGGAGCTTGCTAACTTTTATATTAATTCTATTAAAAAAGGACTAAGTGCTGGTTATATAATAAACATTCCTGATGGCGGTACTTTGACACCTGAACAAAAGGACGAATTAGAACGAAAGATAAAAGGCAAATTAACGGGTTCGCCTAATGCTATGAACTTTGTAATTTCATTTAATGGCAGAGACGCTGAAATTACTATCATACCTTTTCCTGTTAACGATGCTCAACATAAGCAATGGGAATATTTAACAGGAGAAAGCAGACAGCAAATAATGACAGGGCATAAAGTTGTAAGTCCTAAATTGTTTGGTATTATGTCAGATGGTGGGTTTGGTAATAATGCTAACGAATTGGATGAGGCAGAGGCTCAGTTAATGAAACGGGTTATACAACCGAAACAAAGATATATTACCGAAGCGTTAGAGGAAGTTTTGAGTTTTTATAATATCAATTTAGACTTATATTTCGTCCCATTGACAGAGCAAAAATCTATCACTATGCATTCACACGACGAAAAAAAAAAGAATGATTTAGATGATTTTTTAAGATTAGGCGAATATGAAGATTTAAACGAGTGGGATTTAATAGACGAACGAGAAGTTGACTATGAGGAGGAGGATAAGATTGATTTACAATTAGCTACTACAGGAACTGCAAATCCAAACGCTAAAAGTGCGCAAGATAGCGACATTTATAAAGTGCGTTATAAATATAAAGGTTCAAATAATCCACAAAGGGAATTTTGCCAAAAAATGATAAGTGCATCAAAGATATATCGCAAAGAAGATATTATAGCAATGGGCAGTAAATCGGTAAATGCAGGATGGGGTCCTGAGGGCGCAAACACTTATTCTATTTGGCTATATAAAGGAGGAGGAGATTGTCACCATAAATGGTACAGAGTTATTTACGCAAAGAAAGATAGAAGTAAAAACCCAGACGTTAATAGTCCTTTAGCCGAAGAAGTTACACCTGCTCAAACAAGAAAAGAAAATAAATTCATTCCTGAGGCTAATAATAAGTTAGTTTATACCGAGCCAAAAGATATGCCTTATAATGGATTTTTACCAACTAATAAAAGATTTCAATAATGGCGGAATTACTTTTTATTACACCACAAGAAATGACAAGCTCAACTATATTGAGCGGAAATACAGATACGGATAAGTTTTTATTTTGTATTGCAAATGTGCAATTAACAACTATTGAACCATTACTTGGTAGTGAGTTATATGATAAGATTATAGCAGATAAAACATCGAATACGTTAAGTGGTTTATACTTAGAATTATATACTGATTTCATTAAGCCAATTGTAAAAAATGAATCAATAGCGCAGTATATAGAGATAGCGTCTTATATGGTAGATAATGGAGGCGTATATAAGCATACAGGCGATAAAATAGAAGTAGTAGATAAACAAGAAGTACAATTTTTAGCAGGAAAATATAAAAGTTTAGCTCAAATGTATGTACACCGTTTTAATAAGTGGATTTGCAAAAACCCATTAACAGAATATAAATGTTATCAGGACGAAGTTAATGCTATTAAGGGAATGAATTTGAATGCGGGATGGAAATTGTAAACGGTTTTAATCGAAAATGTAAGGACTCTATTTCTGGGGTTACTCAGATTTGGCTTTTAAAGTATAAAAAATACAGTAGAAGTCAAATAGTCACTAATGGAAACTATTTAGTTTCTTTTCCTGAGACTTTTATTTATGAATTTAATAGCGTTCAAAATCCAGCACCATCGGAAACAATGGAGCAAAACGAGGGAGGTAAGTTTTACAGTCAAAGCATATCCTTAACTTTTCCTAATTCAAACACAAAAGACACGAAAGAATTAGCGAGTTTGGAATTTAGATTGTTATTTAAAGATAGAAACGGATTATACCGTATTTTTGGACTATATAATGGATTAAGTGCGGGAAATGTAAGTTACAATACTGGCTCAGGAAAAGGTGATTTAAACGGTATTAAAATTGATTTTACAGGGCAAGAAGAAAGTAGTGCGTATTTTATAGATAACCCAGAGGACGCTGGCTTTATAGATTTAGGAACGGACGAACCTTTCTATTTTTTATATCAAAATGAAGATAGATTTTTATTACAAGATAGTAATTTCTTATTAAATTAAAAAAATGGCAAATAAAAAATTAACAGATTTAACGGAATTAACTACACCTGCTGACAATGACTTTTTGTATATAGTTGACGTATCAGATACAACAGAAAGTGCGCAAGGCACGAGTAAAAAGATTCGTAAAGATAAGGTAGATTCTGGAGTAAGTAAAGAAAATATAGTTAACAAACAAAATGACTTAACCCCTGACGGTACAGGTACTAAATACCCGACTGTTGATGCGGTTAATGCTGGATTGCCCGTGAATTACTCTAAAATAGTTTATGTAAATTCAACATCACCAATAACAGCGACTATTTTCGATACTGAAAATCCACCTGTTACGAATGATAATGCTTTAAAAAATGATGTTGCTAATTTATATATAGGAACGGATGCGAGTACTTGGGTTTATAATTCTACTACATACGTAACTAAGTCAGTAACCGCAACAAGTTCAAATTTCTATTTGGCTGGCACAACTACTGATGCAGGAAATACTAAGACTGGGCATATAACCCGTTCTGGAGCTGTTACGCTTACAGGTTCGTTAAACTTAGCTATTGCAAAAATATCTACAACACCAAATACTTCTGCTGGTTCATATGATATTCTAACAAGAAATTCAAGTACTACCGCTTTAGAAAAAAAGTTAGTTAGTGATTTTGTTCAAATAACAGGTACTCAAAGCATATCGGGAAGAAAGAATTTAAATAGTGACAACACAACCGCTGGAGGTATTACAATAGCTTCAAGTAGAACCACGAATACGGGGGGTACGCAAGATAGCGCAGCTTTGGCTATTCAAAACACTGGAACATATGCAATTGTAACAGAAACAGGTTCAGGCGATGGTATTTTAACAAAGGCGTTAGGTTCAGGTAGTGCGATTGTTGCCCAGACATTTAGCACAGGCGCAGGTTTAACACTAAGAAATCAAGGAGGAACAGGGGATTTATTATATGCTGAACTTGGAAAAGTAACCATTAGTTCAGCAGGTAAATTATCTACTACTGAAGCACCGACAGTAGGTAATAATGTTACGAATAAAACTTATGTAGATGCAAAAATAACACAAACAATCACTAACGGAGTAACAGATAAGTCACCGAGTGAAGATGCTGTTTTTGATGCTATTGACGGAGTTGTTAAGACAATTATATCAGACACACCAACAAGTACAAATACAGGCGGTGTAAGCGAGGTATTAATGCACACTTATACTATCGCAGGCGGTAAATTACCAGCTTCATGCATGCCTAATTTAAAGATTAGAATTGCTAAAACAGGGACAGCTGGGACTGTAACAGTAAAAGTAAGAGTAAATACAGTTAATGATTTTGCAACAGCTACTAATATCGGATTTTTTACAAGCGCAACTTCATTAAGAGGAGCTGTTTTTATTCGTAATTTTACGCTTCAAGGTGGGCAATTAACACACACGAACGCTGCCAATTCACTTATAAATGATGAGGCAATTGCCACCAACGTAAATGGAGTGACTACATACGACCCAAGCGTTACACAGTACTGGTTTTTTTCATTACAAAATTCAGATGCGGGAGACACCACAAGGATTCATTCAATTAAATTAGTAAATTAATATGACATATACAATAATCAACTTAGAAGGCAAAGAATTATATGCTACTCAGGATGTAAGTAAT